TTTCTGTGCTAGATCCGCAGGTCAGATGAAAAAGTTTCCTAAAGCAGCTAAAGATCCTAATTCAAGATTAAGACAGGCTCGCAGAAGATGGCGTTGTTAAATGTGGATTGCATTCGTACTTCTTTGCAGTACACCTGCAGCAATATCTTGTGAAGTGTTTCCAAAAACAGAGGCAACTTTTCCTACAGAAGAGTCTTGTTTTGATGAAGCATTAATTGTAGCTAGGTATTTTCAGAGTAGAGGTTATATAGCAAGACCGCAGTGTATACATGTTAAAACAGGAGTTTCATTATGAAAATAGTAAAATGGTTTTGGAGATATTTTAAAAGAATAGGTTGTGCAATTTTAAATAGAAATTGTGGACCTGAATGTAATTGTAAGGTGTAAAAAATGGCTTTATCAAAAGGTAATAAGAAAAAAGTAAAAGGTGTTATAAAAGGTTTGAACAAAGCCGTAAAAACACACCAAGGTCAGGCAAAGACTTTAAAAGGTATAGTTGGTAGAAATGCCCCTAAAAAAAGGAAAAAGTAGTAAAGCTATAAGCTCTAATATACGTATGTTACGTAAAGAAGGTAAGCCACAAAAACAAGCTGTGGCAATAGCTTTAACTACTGCAGGTAAAAATAAAAATGGTAAAGCAAAAAGATCCAAAAGTAGGAACAGGTAAAAAACCTAAAGGGTCTGGACGCAGACTATATACGGATGAGAATCCAAAAGATACGGTATCAATTAAGTTTGCTACTATGGCTGATGCAAAAGCTACATCAGCAAAAGTAAAAAGAATAAAAAAACCTTACGCAAGGAAGATTCAGATCTTGACAGTTGGTGAACAACGTGCTAAAGTAATGGGTAAGACATCAATAGCAAATGTCTTTAAACAAGCTAAAGCAGACTTGCGAAGGAAACATAAAAAAGATGCCGTATCTACAAAGTAACATACCCTACTTTAAAGCATGGGTAAGAAGAGAATACACAAAGAATATGCAGGAATATCATGGAGACTTCCTGCACTGCATGGTAGTAGCAGTAACTACTATGCCAAACAGAACTCTAAGTTTTCAAGTTATATTTACAGGCTTTGAATCTGATGAAGATGATAGCCCTAATATACATGGTGGTGCAATGTGGGCAAGAATGCCACTAACTGCACTTGTGGCAGATACCCCCCTAGAAGACTGGCCTACAGAGTTACCACCATACTTAGCACAACCCTGGGATTGCATGTCTCACAATCATTCTGTGTATGTTATAAACAGAGCAACCCCTGCTCCTTGGATAGCTAAGATAGATGACGAGTTTTATCCTGCAAAATATTACTTCACTGTTGACTATACAGACAATGAAGTTGCAGACGATCCTGCACAACATAAACAATCTCATGTTTTAGAATTGTTAGATGCAGGTGAATACACAGGCAACATGGTTGCGTTGCCCAATAATAGAGTGAGAGTAACTCACCCAGCTTGGTTTGAAACTGGAGAGGGTGCGCCTGATTTTAAACCTAACCAACACATCTTTAATTCTAAAGAAGATGTTGAATATATTTGGGATACGGAACGTGTCTTTAACAATCTATACAAGGAGTAAACCTAATGGTTAGAAAGATGAAGAAAAAGGGTATGGCTAGAGGCGGCATGAAAAAAAAGGGTGCAGCCAGGGGAGCTATGATGAAGAAAAAAGGAATGGCTCGTGGTGGCATGAAGAAAAAAGGTGCTGCAAGAGGAGCTATGATGATGAAGAAGAAGGGTGCTGCTAGAGGAGCCATGATGAAGAAAAAAGGTGGATCTAGAGGTGGTGCTACAATGACTCTTGCAAAAATTAGAGCTGCAGCTAAAGCAAAAGGCTATAAGCTAGTAAAGGCGTAGTAACATGAAAAAGAAATCCAGTGTCAATAAAGCAGGTAACTACACTAAACCAACTATGCGTAAAAACCTATTCAGTAGGATTAAGGCAGGTGGCAAAGGTGGCGCACCTGGACAATGGTCTGCAAGAAAAGCACAGATGTTGGCAAAACAATACAAGGCGAAAGGTGGGGGGTATAAGTAATGAAAGCCCCCCAGAAAAGTCTAAAAGACTGGACAAAACAAAAGTGGCGCACAAAGAGTGGAAAGCCTAGTTCTAAGACTGGGGAAAGATACTTACCTGAAGCTGCTATAAAATCTTTGTCGTCTGCTGAGTATGCAGCAACTACAAAAGCTAAACGAGAGGGCAAAGCAAAAGGTAAACAATTTGTAAAGCAACCTAAAAAGATTGCAGAGAAAACAAGAAAATTTAGAGCTAGTGAAGGTGGTGTCGCAATGAAACTAAAAAAACCAACAGACGATCAGGTGGGACTAAAAAAGTTACCCACCGCAGTTCGTAATAAAATGGGCTACATGAATAAGGGTGGTATGCCTAAGAAAAAAGGTTATGCTAAAGGTGGTAAGATGAATGACATGCGTAAGACAGGAATGTTCTACGGTGGCATGTCAAGAAGAGGCAGATAACAATGGCTGTAACGTTACGTAAATACTTAAACAGTAAGCTAAAAGAAAAGGGTTTAACTGTTAAAGAAGCTAAAAAGAATGCAGGTAAATACAAAAGTATTGCTGCAGCCAAGAAAGCAGGATCACTTTACTATACAAACAAAGATGGTAAAGTAATGGCTGCTGTATATGCAGAGGATCTTAAGAAACCACTTAAACCTAAAACACGTCCAGACTCAGGTACAATTACAGTTACAGTTTTAGCTCCTGCTTTTACCATTCCAACTAAAGGTGCTCAAGCTAAAAGAAGTATTGGAGAGCGAGAGGCTACATCTAAACAAGTAAGTAAAGTTAAAAAGATTGCTGAAAAAGGTTTAGCAAAAGCTACTAAATTTGATGAGTGGTATAAAAAGAATAAAGATAAATATAAAAATAGAGCAAGAGCTATGGAAGCTTACAAAATGGGAGTTGGTAGAACAGAGTCTACTAGATACGGAAAGTCTAAAGGTGGTTTAACTAAGTCCTCTGGTATTCTTAATACAGGTATTGCCAAGCCTGAAAATACTTACAAATAAACAGGAGCTTAAATATGAAAATAGAAGGTGATAAAGTAATAGATCAATACGGTGCTGTTTTAGCAGAGTATGTTCATGGAGAGTGGCATTCTAAAGATCCTGCCGTACTAGAGTTTGTAAATAGTGAGAATACAAAACCTAAACCAGAAACTAAAAAAGTTCGTGCTAGAAATGCAGATGGTACACTAAAAGGTGATGACCCTTCTACTCCTGATGTAAATGAAGCTTGGACTACTAAGGTAATTAAAAAGGCTACAGGAAAGTCATAACGGGTTTGCGTTTTTATCTGTAGTAACTTACTATAAAATATAGTATAACTACTCCTGCCAGTTAGGGCTAACACAGGAGTAAAAAATGATTAAACGTTTATTTAATAAAATAATAGAAGCGAGAGCAGAATCAGCAAGACGTAAGATTGCAAAAATGCAACTCTACAGGATGACTGACCGAGAGCTACGAGACTTAGGAATAGGTAGATGTGATATAGAAAGGGTTGTGTTTACAGGTAAAGCCCTTTGAAAAGCACAATAACTTCTTTAATGATTCTAGGAGTACTTTGGGAGGAGGCTCGTGGACCCAGTTACAATAATCGGTGGTGCAACCGTAGCCTTCAATGCTTTGAAGAAAGGCTTTCAAGTAGGTAAAGACCTACAAGATATGTCAGGACAGTTGACCCAATGGGCAGGTGCTATGAGTGACCTGTCCTTCATGGAGCAGAAAAATAAAAACCCTCCATGGTGGAAGGCATTAAACGGACAGTCTGTTGAAGCAGAGGCTTTGGCTATATTTACAGCTAAGAAAAAAGCTGAAGCTATGAGAAAAGAACTTAAAGACTGGATTAGCTTTAGTATGGGGCCATCTGCTTGGGATGAGCTTGTAGCTACTGAAGGTAGAATACGTAAACAGAAAAAAGAACAAGAGTATCGTAAGGCTGAGTTACAAGAGGCTATTATAACCTGGGGCGTAACAGGATTATTTTTAATCACAGGTTTAGGTATTTTTGGTTTTATAATATATATGGTGGCATAATGGCAAGAAACTTAACAGAAAAACAACAGAAGTTTTTAGATGTATTGTTTGAAGAAGCTGGAGGTAATCTATCTACAGCTAGAAAACTTGCAGGTTATGCAGATGGTGTGTCTTCAAAAGCAATTGCAGAGTCTTTATCTGAAGAGATTGCAGACTTAACTAAAAAATTTATTAGCTCGTCAGCTGTAAAAGCTGCTTACTCAATGTTTGAAGTTATGAATAATCCCACAGACTTAGGTAATAAAGAAAAGATGGCAGCTGCAAAAGATGTTTTAGATCGTAGTGGTTTTATTAAAACAGAAAAAGTAGAAGTCTCTGCAGCTAACCCACTGTTTATTTTGCCGCAGAAAGACAATGAGAACGAATAAAACTTGGAAGTTACCTAAACCTATAGAGGTAGGTGGTAAGTATGAGTGGCGTCCAGTCGTAAGAGTTGGAACTCACGTACCGTTTGGATATAAGCAAGATCCTGATGATGAAGATATACTACTACCAATTCCAGAAGAACTAGAGTTATTTGAAAAAGCTAAAAAGTTTCTAAAACAATATAGTTATAGAGAAGTAGCAGCTTGGCTCAGTACTCAATCAAAACGATATATTTCCCACGTAGGTTTATACAAGAGAGTTAAAATTGAGCAACAACGTAAGAACGAAGCTTCAACTCAACGTTACCTCGCCAAAAGGTACAAAGAAGCGTTACAAAAAGCGGAGAAGCTCGAAACCCAAAGACTTGGTTATAGAGAAAGAGTTAACTCCAGCCCAACCGAAGCCTGAAGATATAGACTTTGAAAAAGCTAGAGAAATAATTTTTGAACCTAATGTTGGACCTCAAACTGATTTTTTAGCGGCAACAGAACAAGAAGTTTTATACGGAGGAGCAGCAGGTGGTGGTAAGTCTTATGCGATGGTTGCAGACCCAGTGCGTTACTTGGGGAATCCAAATGCACGAATGCTACTTGTTCGTAGGTCTACAGAAGAGCTTAGAGAACTTATATCAGTAAGCAAACAACTTTATCCCAAAGCTATTCCTGGAATAAAGTTTATGGAGAGAGATAAAACTTGGGTAGCTCCATCAGGTGCTACATTGTGGATGTCATACCTTGATAGAGAGGATGACGTTATGAGATACCAAGGTCAAGCCTTTAATTGGATTGGCTTTGACGAACTTACACAATGGCCATCACCTTATGCATGGAACTATATGAGATCACGTCTCCGTACAACAAGGGCTTCAGGTTTGCCACTGTATATGAGAGCGACTAGCAACCCTGGTGGTCCAGGAC